CCTTCGGGAGTGGCTGTCAGAACCCGCCCTCCCCCCGACGCCAACCCCGACGACGTCCGTGGACGAGGCGGTGCTGGTCGTGTGGCACGCCCTGTTGGAGGCGCTGAGGGGTGGCTGAGGTCCTTCGCTGCCCCAACTGCGGGAGCGAGGTGATGCCCATGACGGTCGTCGGGGGGAAGACGACGCTGGCGATCGAGCGCCCCTCTGGGGGGACTGTGTATGCCTACGGTGCTCGGATACGGTGTTGGGCGTGCAAGATGGACGTGCCCTTCTTCAGCACAAGGGTCGTTGCACTACAGGAGAAAAGGGCGTAGACTAGCGGCAGAAGACGAGTGCTTCAGGTCGGAGTGACGCCCGGCCCCTTTGCTCGGAGATCGAGCGCGGGGCCGGGTTTTTCGTTTTCGGGGCGGGATGCCCTGAGAAGAGGTGGGCGGGATGCCCGCGAACGAGATCAAGTTCACCGCTGTGGTTGCCAAGGTGCAGACGATGGTTGATGGGGGGATCCGTGTCGTCTTGGATCTCCCCGAGACAGCCATCAAGCAGGCGGCCGATCTGATGGAATGCAAGCGCGATGAGGTTGCGCTGATAGTCAGGATTGAACGAGATGGCTAAGAAGCCTGCTAAGCAGGACGGAACTGGGCGCGATGCCAAGGGCCGGTATCCAAAGGGAGTATCTGGCAATCCAGATGGTCGGCCAAGACTCGACGACGCATTCTCCCAGAAGATCCGGGACACCGAAGGCGGCAATCTTGAGACAGGCCTGAAGCGCTTATGGGAAAAGGCCGGCAGAGGCGACCTCCAGGCGATGGCTTGGCTGAAGGACAACGGCTGGGGCAAGAGTCCCCAACCGATCAGCGGGCCAGATGGCGGGCCCCACACCATCATCGTGGAGCGCCGTGGGTGAATATCACGTCACGCTGCGCAAGCTCTTCGATAAGCAGGTCGCCTTCAAGCGATCCAAGGCCAAGCGCAAGGTTGGCCGCATTGGCCGGCGTGGCGGGAAGACGACCCTCGCCTCGGATGTATCCGTCGAGAAGTTCCTTGACGGTCGGCGTGTCCTCTATGCGGTCCCGACATCCGATCAGCTTGACCGTTGGTGGTTCGAGGTCTGCGGCGCCCTGGCAGAGCCTATCGAGGCTGGGATCTTCTACAAGAACGAGACCAAACACCTCATTGAGTTGTCTGGTACGGAGCAGCGCGTCCGTGGCAAGACGGCGTGGAATGCAAACACCCTCCGAGGAGACTATGCCGATCTGCTCATCCTCGATGAGTTCCAGCACATGGACGAGGATGCGTGGGACCTGGTCGGCCAGCCAATGCTTCTCGACAACGACGGAGACGGGATCTTCTTCTACACCCCGCCGAGCTTGCACAACCGAAGCGTCAGCAAGGCAAAGGACCCTCAGCATGCGGCCAAGCTGTTCAAGCGGGCCCAGGCGCTAAGGGCGGCGGGAGACAAGCGTTGGGATACCTTCCACTGGACCTCCAAGGACAACCCACGACTCAGCCGAAAGGCCCTGGAGAACATCGCCAAGGACATGACGGCTCTCGCCTACCGCATGGAGATCTTGGCCGAGGACGTGGACGAGGCACCGGGTGCCCTGTGGAAGCGGGAGACACTGGAGAAATGGCGCGTCTCGAGGCTGCCGGCGGACGAGAAGGGGGTACCGCTCATCGCGCGGATCCTAGTTGGTGTGGACCCGAGCGGCTCGTCGACGGGTGCCGAGGCCGGGATCGTCGTGGCCGGAAGGGCGGGCGACGAGGCATTCGTCCTGGCAGACGGGTCGGTCCAGGGCTCTCCGGCATTCTGGGCGGCGGCCGCGGTGGACGAATACAAGAGACATCATGCCAATCAGATCGTGGCCGAAGCGAACTATGGCGGCGAGATGGTGAAGCAGACCATCGCCACTGCCGACCCAAAGGCCTCGGTGAAGATCATCTACGCCACGCGCGGGAAGCAGATCCGGGCGGAACCTGTCGCGGCACTGTACGAGCACGGGCGGGTGCACCATGTGGGCTCGTTCCCCATGCTTGAGGATGAGCAATGTCTGTGGATCCCGGGCGACAAGTCCCCAAACCGTATGGACGCACTCGTGTGGGCGCTGACCGAACTGATGCTCGGGGGAGAAGTGTCCTCCGAGAAAAACCCGTTCTACGACTGAGGTGACCGATGGGGCTACTTGACACTATCCGATCCCGCGTGCTCGGCTTCCTCCTGCCGGGGGACATGTACTTGGGCCCGGCCGGTGACCTCTTGAGGCGCTACGACCGCCTGAGGAACTATGTCCGCGGCGAGCACAAGAAACCCATCAAGGTCCAGCCGCCTCAGCCCGACGACAACCTCGCCATCAACCTCACGGGGCTCGTTGTCTCGCGTTCTATCTCCCTGCTGTTCGGCAAGGACATCCGCTTCGACCTGCCCGGGGAAGACGAGAGCGACGGTGACCGCTACCTCGACACGGTGTGGCGGCTCAACAAGCGCGCCATCCTGCTCCACGACATCGGCGAATACGGGAGCACCTATGGGACGGTGTTCGTGAAGATCCAGCCAGATGGCGTAGCCAATGGAGAGATCACGCTGCCTCGCCTGATCCCCCTCAACCCATTCTTCATCGAGATCAAGCCGTCGCCCGAGGATAAGGACCTCGTCCTGGCCTATGAGATGCGCTACATGAGCAAGGACGAGAAGGGACGAGAGTTCGCCCGCAAGGAGGTCACGCAGGTCCAGGGGGGATACCTTGAGTTGGGCCGGACTCCGGCCGCCTGGGAGGTCCTGGTCTACACCTCCGTCGGCGGCAAGTGGGCGCTGGAAAAGAACACCGTCTGGCCCTACCCCTTCCCGCCCATCGTGCATTGGAAGAACCTGCCGGACGCAGAGAGCTGCTACGGACGGGCGGACATCGACGAGAACGTGATCGCCCTCCAGGACGCGGTGAACTTCGTCGCCTCCAACATCAACCGGATCCTTCGCTACCACGCCCACCCAAAGACGTGGGGGCGCGGCTTCACGGGCCAGATGGACAAGATGAGTTGGGGCGCCGACGAGATCATCAAGCTCCCGTCGGAAACCGGCCAGGTAGCCAACCTGGAAATGCAGTCGGACCTCGCCTCCTCGACCCGCTTCATGGAGATCCTGCGCCAGTCCCTGTTCGACATCAGCAGGACCGTGGACATCTCCAGTATGGCCGACAAGGTGGGGGCGCTGACCAACTTTGGCCTGCGGGTGCTGTTCTTCGATGCGCTCAACAAGCTGGGGACCAAGCGCCAGCTCTACGGCGACGGGCTGTGCGAGATCAACCGCCGGCTGCTGACGCTGGCCGACCTTGAATCGGATCCGGGGAACGTGGTCTGGCAAGACGTTCTCCCCGTGAACGGGACGGACCAGGCGCAGGAGATCAAAGCGGACCTCGACAGCGGACTCGTGAGCCCGGAGACTGCATCCAGCAAGCGTGGCTATGACTGGGCTCAGGAGAAGCCCCGAATCGAGGAGGCTAAGCAAGGCGAAGAGAACCTCGGGAACGTCCTACTCCGCGCCTTCCAGCGCGGGCAACAGGGAACAGGAGAGTGAGGCAATGGCAGACTTCGTGTTCAACATCTCCAAGGGGCGCGTGGCTGAATACTGCAACCGGGTCAAGCAAAATGACCCGGCCACAGCGCGCTTGGTCATCATCCCCTTGGAGGCGGCCGGCCTTGAGACACAGGCCAACCTCGAGGACTCTGACAGCATCACCCAGGTACTCGACGGGACGACCAACGAACAGACCACGATGGGGCGGAAGTTCCTGACGGACACCGACGCCATTGTGTTGACCGAACAGGAAGCCGGGAACACGATGGACGTGGACATCCCCGACATCACCTGGTCGGGGGCTACCGGGAATGCGGTAGGGGCCCTGGTGATCGGCTACGACCCGAACTCGTCGGCTGACTCGGCGATCATCCCTCTGACGCATCACACGTTCGCCGTGACGCCTGACGGCTCGGACATCGTGGCGCAGATCAACGCGGCGGGTTTCTTCAGGGCGTCCTGATGCCCGCACCGACCGCCGTCCGCACCCAGGCCGGTGCGCTTCTCGACATCCTGTGGGATGCCGTGGTCGCTGGCACGGCCTTCGATGAGGTCTGGACACATCGGGTTGCGCTCGTCGCCGTCACGGGGCCGGACGTGATTGTCCAGGTAGACGTGAGTGGGTCGAGACTCCAGCCGTACATCGTCCTGACGATCAAGAGGATGCCCGCCTGATGCGCGCCGACGTTCGGATCTCCAATGTGATCGCGGACAACTGGACCGGGGCCGGGACGCAATACAAGGTCCAGACGCCGGCCGGGGTGATCTACCACGTCTACATCGACGACCTCAGCGATGTGGTGTTCTCGAAGTCCATCGATGGGGGACTCTCGTGGTCGCCAACCGTGACGGTCTTCACCGGAACGGCGACCTCGCTCTCGATTTGGTACGACAAGTGGAGCGGGCTGGCGGGTGGGCTGATCCACATGGCCTACGCCGAGAGCGCCAACGACGACGTCCTCTACCGGACCATCGACACCGAGTCGGCCGATGCCCTCTCCACACAGACCGTCATGTTCGCCGGTGCTTCCACGCTTGCGGGCGGGATGATCTCCCTCGCCCGGGCGCGGGGCGGCAACGTCTACTGCCGCGTGTGCATCGACGCCGGGAGCGAGGGCGGCTTCTTCCGGCTTCCCAACGCCAACGTCCCCAACGGTGCCTGGGATGCTGCCCGGACGATCAACGAGGCCCTTGCCACCACCGACCAGGGCATTCTCCTGCCCGGCTGGGCGGCCGACAACCAGGACATGATGCTGTTCTTCTGGGATGCGTCGGCCAACGGGATCAGCCGTCAGCTCTACGACGACAGCGCCAACTCCTGGGGCGAGACCGCCATCATCGCGGATGGCTCGGCGGTGGACACCACAGCTGCGAGCGGATTTCCCCATTGGGACGCCGTGGTGGACATCGACAACTCGCAGAACCTATTACTTGCTTGGTCAGCTATCGACGCCGCCAACGCCGACCTGCGCATCTTCAAGGTGACAGAGTCCGCGATCACCGAGCTGGGCAACGTCGTCCTGAACAGCACCGACGACCAGGGCTTGGCGGCGCTGGCGCTGGACACCCGCAACGGCGACCTGTACGCGTTCTATGTCGGCAAGTCGGACGGGTCGGAAACCTGGACGGTGGCCGTCAACGTCTACATGAAAGTCTCGACGGATGACGGTGCAACCTGGGGGCCCGAGACTCTGCTGACCAAGTACGCTCGGAACATCCGAAACCTGACGACCATCCCCCGCTTTGCCGGCCCGCCGATTGTGTTCATGGCCGACGATACTCCCATCGGCCGCGACTATGTGACGGCGAACGTTCTCTTGCCGACTGGGCACCGCTCGATAGCGATGATCGGATAGGAGGCCTGATGGCCGCGTCGAATCCCCCGACTCGAGGCGAAGCGTGGGAAGGGCACGTCACGCTGGAGGATGCCAACAACCCCGGACTCGTCAAGGTCAACCCGACCCTGGCCGCAGGGGATGTGACGATCTCCAAGGACCGCGGGGCCTTTGCCAACCTGGCCACTCTACCCTCCGTAGCTCCAGCCTCCGGCGCGGGTGTATGGGTCCAAGCCTCTGCCACGGAGATGACGGCTGACACGGTCCTGATCCACTTCCACGATCAGACCAGTCCTCCCGAGTGGCTGGACTTCGACATCCCGATCAACACATCGGCCTAAGATGAGACGAATCGTTTTCATCGGTTCCTCGGCCTCAGTCGCAGCCGGGCAGACGATTGCCGTCGGCCAAGCGTCTGAGCAAGATACCGCGCACGCCGTCGCGTGGGCGCCAAAATATCGCCAAGCAGGACAAGTCGTCGAAACCGATCTCGCGCAGGCCATCGCGCGGGTCAAGCGGCTGTCCGTTGCGCAGGTCATGGAGACCGAGCTGGCGCAGCCCATTGCGCACCGGAAGGTCCGCAGCGTTGGCCAGGCGACCGAGACCGAACTGGCGCAGGCAGTCGCAAAGAAGAAGACCAGGACTGTAGGGCAGTCGTCCGAGACTGACTTGTCCCTGGCGATTGCTCTCTTCAAGCGCGTGGTGCTTGGGCAGGCGAGCGAAACAGACCTAGTCCAGGCCTTGTTCAAGCGCAAGGTCAAGGTCGTCGGGCAGCCATCCGAGGCAGATGCTGCTCAGGCTATCTCTCTGGTCAAGAGGTCGCTGCTCGGCCAGGCGCTCGAGACCGACCTCGCCCAGGGTATCACCGAGGCTTCCGGCGGGGAGACCGTCGTCCCGGTAGGCCAGGCGACAGAAACGGAACTCGCGCAGCCCTTCTCGGCGCGTAAGACGGCCACCATCGGGCAGGTCATTGAGGTTGATCTAGCTCAGGCTATCACGGCGCCTCTCCGCCGGCTTGTTGGCCAGGCGGCAGAACTCGATATGGTCCTGGCCATCATCGCGGTGCGCCGTATCATCGTGAACTTGGTTGAGGAGATCGACCAAGCCATTGCGTTGCATATGGCCCCCAAACTGGGGAGCGTGGAGGTTGAAATCATGCGCATGGCAACTGTCGAAATCTCAGACGCCCTAGCCCACATTGTTGAAGTGGAGGAAGAACTCATAACGGACTCCGTGGAGCTTGGGGACGCCTTAGCTGTAACCTGTGAGGTCGAGGTAATCTCCCTCGGCTTCGTTACCGTGGAAGAGATCGTGGGGTGACAGATGACCAACAAGTATGAGCAGCATAGCCTGGTCCGGCTGAAGGCGACATTCAGGAACGCAGCCCTGGCTCTGACTGACCCGACAACTGTGAGCATCAAGATCACGCTGCCGGATAAGTCGGCAACAACCTACGTCTACGGAACGGACTCCGAAGTCGTGAAGGACTCGACCGGCGTCTACTACATGGACTTCAGTTGCGACACCGCTGGGATCCACAAGTACCACTGGCATGGGACGGGCGCGGTGCAGGCGGCCAAGTCGGGCGAGTTCTGGATCCTGGAGGAGTAGGTGCCGATCGATCCCCGCGGCCGTGAGATCATCCGCCTGGTCGAGGAGTTCATGCGTCGTGCGGACGAGGCCGACGCCGAAGTCCTTGGCCGGCTGGTGGCTCACTATGGCCAGCTCTCGCGCCGGCTCCAGGACATGATCGCCCGGGTGGCGGCCGAAGCTGCGGAGGGTGCGATCACGCCAGCGCAGCTTGAGCGGAGCGTTAAGTACCGCAGCTTGCTTCGGGGGGTGGCGGAGGAGCTTGGCCGGTTTGAGGGGACCACAGCGCGAGAGTTGACGGGCGCGATCGAGGCATCCCTAGCCCGAGGCACGGCAGACTCCAGGACTGTATCCGAGTTGATCCTCGGCGAGTACGGTCTCCGCGGGAAGTTCCACGAATTCTCACCGCGTCAGGCGCAGTCCATCCTGGCGTTCACCCAGCCTGGCGGGCCGCTCTATGCCAGGCTCGAGGAACTCACACCCTTCACGGCCGATCGGGTTGCGTCGGGCATTGCCCAGGGAGTGTCGCTCGGCTTCTCGCCCTCGAAGGTCGCCGGCCTGATCAACTCATCTCTCGGTCAGGGCCTAACCAGTGCGCTCCAGATGGTCCGCACCGCCCAACTCTGGTCCTACAGGGAAGCGAGCCGGCTGAACTACCTAGAGAATGACCACATCGTCGGGGGCTGGATCTGGTGGGCAGAGCTGGACGGTACGACGTGCATGGCCTGCGTCGAACAGCACGGGACGGTCCACCAGCTCGATGAGGTCCTGGACGACCACCACAACGGGCGGTGTACGGAGCTCCCCCTGCCGGCGGGCTCGGACCCATCGGAATTCGTAGAGCAGACCGGCGAGGAGTGGTTCCGCAATCAACCCGAGGAACAGCAGCGAGCCCAGATGGGGCCGCAGTTCCACGAGGCATGGCAGGGTGGCAACTTCAGTCTGTCGGACCTGGTCGGAAGCTACCAAGACACCGTCTATGGCGAGATGCTGGGCAACCCAACGCTGGCGGAGCTGCTGGGCGGCTGAGGTCTGTGACGGCGCCGGGGAACCGGGGTAGACTACCCCCACAACAAGAAAGGGAGCATACGATGAGATCACTTTTCCTGGCCGGTTCCTTCCTGCTGTTCGCATTGTCCTTCGGGCTTCTGTTGGTGGATCCGATCCTGTCGATCTGGGCCGTCGGTGCGGCGATATTCCTGCTCAGCGCCGTG